AAGGCTCGCTTTATCTATCTGCCTCCCGGGTACAACAACGATCCGTGCATGCTCCGGCATACGGCAGGTTGCTCCTTTTACCAAGGCCAGTGCATCACAAACGATCTTTGGATTCAAAACCTTCGATCAACAGGAATATAGGAGATAAAAATTATGTTACCATATTCTTTTATTGGGTCTTGGACTTATACAAATGCAGCAACACCCGTTGCTCAGAACATTCCTATGACAGCGAAACCCGACTGGGTTTTTGTCAAGGATATGACAAACTGGGGTGCTCAATCAACCGCAGCTAATCCGATTTATTCGGAATGGTTTAGCTCAATGGCCATGGGTTCCTATTTAGCACTTGGACAAACAAGTAACACAACGAGTGCAATCACCACTTATCCTTCACAGGGAACATCTGGTGGTTTTACTTTCATTAACCAAACTAATCCACCAACTTATTCAAAAGTTGCGATTACTGCGATCAATGGAACGACAGGTGTTGTTTCTACAGGAACTACTACAGGTATAAATGTAGGAGATTTTGTACGTCTTATCAACGTGACAGGAGCTTTAGAAGTAAGCGGCCCTAATCTGTATCAAGTAACGGCTGTTTCTGGCGGAGCAAATATTACACTTGGATATTTGTCATCTGCTGCTAGTGCAGGTCTCGTGATTGCTAATGGAACGACAGGATATTACCGGCTAATTCAGGAAGCGGAGCTCTAACAAGTAATCCATCCGGTGCAGCTAGGGTCTTGAGTGTAACTAACTCCGCAACTGTTTCTTCGATCACAATCGATGTAAACACAAGTGGATTTACTGCATTCCAGTTTCCAATATCGGCAGCTTTTGCCGGTGGAGCTTCTCCTGCCGTATGTATGCCTGCGGGTTCAGGTGTCGTGCCTCTTAACGGAAGCGCAACTCTTGTTGCATCTCCTCCTGGGACACAGCTTGGGGACGCATTCGATAATCTATCACAATATGTGATGAATATCGGTACGTCTGCTGTAGGCGTAGCAAATGCAAGTATGCAAGTTTTCGCATTCAAGGCAGATTTTGTAAACGGTATAACGAACGCATAATTTCGTTCACTGAGGGGGATAAAATCCCCTCTTTTTTAACTAAAGAAAGTAAGGATAACTTATGGAAATCAGAGAAATAAATAAGAAGCCAAAGAATTCGTTGCCTCCTGCTGAGAGAGAGGAATTGGTCAAAAAGATGCGTAAAGAAGATGACAAGCTCCGTACTGGCATGTTTGAATTTATAGACGCTCAAGGCGGATGGCTAGAGTTTGCATATAGAAAATATCCGGGTGAACCAATACAGATGATCAAATTGATCCATGGTGAAATATGCGATCTTCCTATGGGAATTATCAAGCATTTGAATAATACGAAGAAAAAGGTTCGTAGATATGACTTGAATATCCCTACCGATGGCAAAAAACCGCCTCGTTCTTTTGAGACAGTTTCTAGAGTTCGTTTTACGCCGACGGATGTGCTGTGAGTGCCCCATATAACTCAAACTATGGCCCTCCCTTCGGGGCCGATTTTATTCCTAATTTGCAATATATAACGGGTATTACTCAATCGAATCCTGCTGTCGTAACATTTGAAACGGATACTAATTTTACCGTGGCTGAATGGATTAGCTTTCGAGTGCCTCCTGCCAATGGCATGATTCAGTTGAACAACCAAAAAGCGCAAATAATATCTCTTGTTGATAATGTAGCAACAATAGCTGTGGACAGCAGCAATTTTTATCCGTTTATATCTATACAAGATCCTCAAGTCCCTTGTGTTGCAGTTCCGGCAGGTAGCGGAATTATACAAGGAACTACGACGGTAACACTAGAAGATGCATTTGATAACCAGCCGGTATTATGAGCACAATAATCCAAGGCGATTGCCTAGAAAAGATGCGTAAAATAGATGATAATTATATTTCCGCAATCATTACTGATCCTCCTTATGGGCTTAAATTCATGGGAAAATCATGGGATCACGGAGTGCCTGGTATTGAATTTTGGCAAGAGATGCTACGTGTAACTAAGCCAGGTGGTTATCTATTAGCATTCGGAGGGACGAGGACTTATCATAGAATGACTTGCGCTATTGAAGACGCAGGATGGGAAATTAGGGACTGTATTATGTGGATATATGGTAGTGGGTTTTGTAAATCGCATAATTTTGGTTGCGTTTGTAAGGGGGATACGGTACAATATAACCATGAAAAAGATACCGAAAATACTAGTAAAATGCAAAACTTGTCAGAAGGAATTTCTCAAGAATCCATGCTGGGTAAAGAGAACGAAAAATCATTATTGCAGTCACAATTGCAACGGAAAAGAAAGATCGAAGAATCTAGTTCTTTTCAGCAACAATGGGAAGGGAAAGAAGAATCCTCTGAAAGGACTGAAAATGGAGAAGAATCCTGCTTGGAAGGGAGGAGTAACCTACAAGAGGAGCAAGGGAAATTACATCGGGCCGAAATATGTGAGATGTCCAATAGAATTCATTCAGATGTCCAGGAAGGACGGGTATGTGATGGAGCACCGTTTAGTGATGGCAAAACACTTGGATCGGGTTTTACAGAGAATCGAAGTAGTTCATCACAGAGATCACAATACGAGAAACAACGCGATAGAGAATTTGGAATTATTTCCGGACAATCGGACGCACAAAATAGAAGAGTGGAAACGTGTGAAAAGTGCGGAAGACTTAAGAATTTTAAAGGATGGGGCACCGCTCTAAAACCAGCATACGAACCAATTGTAGTTGCTATGAAACCATGCGATGGAACATTTGTTAATAATGCCATTAAGCATGGAATAGCTGGAATTAATATTGACGCATGCAGAGTAGGTCAACGATGGCCCGCAAACGTGATCTTGGACGAAGAAGCGGGTGCTATGCTGGATGAGCAGACGGGGATTCATAAAGGAACGGGTAAAACATGTAGATCATATCATAAACCATCTGAAAATAATTGTATGAGTGGGAATAATTGCGGTCATGAAACCTTAAGTAACTATGGAGATTCAGGAGGATCCTCACGCTTCTTCTATTGCCCAAAGGCTTCTTCCAAAGAAAGGAATGAAGGTTTGGAGGGGATGCCTTCAATTCATTGCAAAACTGGCTGTGGTGGTGATATGCCAATAGACGATGACGGTAAAGAACGAGACAGATTCAAGAAATCAGCACAGAATTTCCATCCCACAGTCAAGCCCATAAAACTCATGGAATACCTAATCAAGCTAGTAACTGTAAATGGTGGAACAATCCTCGATCCCTTTGCTGGATCAGGCACAACGATACTTGCAGCTAAAAACTTAGGCATAGATGCGATAGGAATTGAGATGAACGAGGAATATTGCGAGATTGCACGTAAGAGGATATCATGAGCACATTTGTACCTACATATCCCTTGTTTCCAACACTAGCAGATGCCATTACTAAGACAAGGAAACTTACCGGATCTAGTAATGCATTCCAGGTAACGGATTCATACATAGTGCAGCAAATGCATAGCTTCTATGCCTATGATTTACCGGCTAAATTTCGATCTCTAAAACTAAAGGATATTTACACATTCACGACTAACGTTGGACAGGATGTATACCCATTCAATAGCGAACTATACATAACGGTAAACAATCCTTGCTACTGCGCAAAGAGAGAGATTAAGCTATTTAATGATCCGTGGACTTTTTACGGATCTAACTTTAACTGGCAGCAAAATACCACATTTGCATCAGGCACAGGAGGAACAGGGCCTTATAGCGGAAATACTATAGCATTTCCCATGATAGCGAGCGTTAACAATGATCCTGGCCCTCAAGGAAATACCAGTCTTTTCTTTCCTCAAGGCCGAGTTCAAAATATTCTCATCACCGCCAATGTAATCGGAGCTAATGGCATAGGTGAAACACAGAATGTTACCGATGATGGTCAAGGAAATTTGATCCAAATATTCGATACAAGCAATGGTACTAATCAAGAATATGGCTGGACGTATTATAGACAGTACGCCTCTTCTACTCCTGATTCTCCCGGCAATGCAACGATTAACTATCAAACGGGAGCAATCACGGGATTAGTTTTTGCTCAAGCTATACCTGACGGAACACCGATACAGATTCAATACAATCCCAAGCAATTTTCTATTCCTCTTGCAATCATGTTCTATCAGAACCAGTTCACAATGTGCCCTACACCCGATGCGGGTTACACGGTAGAGTTGACTTGCTATAGGCAGCCCATACAAGCGCTTCTGGCTTCCGACATGACCGGAAACCCTGAATTGTCAGAATGGTGGGAAATTCTATCAGTCGGAGCATCTAAGAAGATCTTTGAAGAAAGATTAGATAGTGACGGTGTTATATTCATCGACAAGATGCTTAAAGAGAGATATGACATAATCGAGACAAGGACATACGCCCAGATAGGACAGCAGAGAATTCAAACACTGTATACCGATCAATTGACACAAAATTACGGTTCCAGTGGCATCGGTGGTGCAGGTGGATCAATATGAAAACTAAAAAATTAAAATGTGGATTTGCCAATGGGAAATGTGTCGGTACATATGTTGGAAAAACATCCGGTGGTCACAGAGCTTGTAAAATGCACTTAGAGATATATGAGAAAAATAAAAGGTAAATTATGGCCGTCATTAAAGGAAAAGAAAAGGTTCTAAACAAGCCTTTATCACCTGCTAAAGCAAAAATGAGTAAAGAGAGCAAAAAGAAGTTGCGCGATCCTAAAGCTGTGCAACCTATCCCAACTGTATGCGTAAGCTAAGGAGAAAAGAAATATGCCTATTCCAACATACATACAGGGATATCCTCCTGATGGATCATCTCTAGGTCAAACTAACAATTAGAAATAACTTAGATGGTACTTTTCAGACATTAGGCGTTGATCACGTAAATAACAATGGTCAGCCCAATTCTAATCCTGCTGGCTATCATACGGTTATTCATATGGTTCCTAAAGGAAGTAATCCAAGTACCGTTACCGGCTATGGTCAATTATATTCTAAAACTGTCAATAGTGTCATTTCCGATACAGCTCTTTTTTGGAAAACAGGAACAGGATTAACTACACAGTTGACATCGAATATTGTCCCTGTAGCTGCTGCAAATGGATATAGTTTTCTTCCGGGTGGAATTATCATGCAATGGGGAACTGTTTCATCTAGAGCAGCAAATGGAGTGTCTCCTTTCAATATAAATTTCCCAAATAATGTTTTCTCAGTTCAGTTAACTATGAACATAAATGCAGACACAGGCTCTTCTGCGGCAATATACTGGTTACCGGGAGCAGGTTTATCTAGTTTTCAATGGTGTCAGATTATTACTACGAGTAAGCAAACAGGTTTTACTTGGATAGCTTTAGGCAACTAATATGTCAGGATTTCATCAAGTTACAATCGGCGGATATCCCAGCGGTGGTCTTACCCAAGACAGGAAACCCGCGCTTTTAGCTAATGAAGCCTTTTCCGAATTGCAAAATGCGTATGTTTTCCGTGAAAGAACAAAAAAGAGAGACGGTGAAGTCCCTATGGGTCGTCTTTCTCGCGGTATTACCAATTATAATTGGTTTTCTAGTGGAGCTTCCGTTTGGGCATTCACATCATTAACTGTTACAGGATTCGTTTCAGGAGCTGATAATGGTAATCCGGGAAAAATCACAACTCCTTATCCTCATGGTTTGTCTAATGGAGATATGGTAGTATTCACAGGCATACTAGGAGCTACGGGATATAACAATGTAACGTTTAGGATCACGGTAACAAGTCCATATCAATTTACAATAGGTTCTAATGCTGCTGGATATGGAGCTTATACAAGCGGAGGCACTTTCATATCTAATCACTTTATCTCTGTCGCGGGCGATCAGCAAGAACCTAATGCTACGATAGTCCCAGGATCTTATGTTTTCACCATAGGAGCGATTACTTTTACTGATCAAGGCGATGGAACTCTTACCAGTCCGACACCTGGAAATAGCGCTACAATCGATTATATAAATGGAAATGTATTTTTTACCCATACGGCAGGATCAGGAGCAAATACTACGATCTCTTATCAATACTATCCTACCTTACCTGTCATGGGGATTTTAAAAAGAGATTTAGCCACTTCAGGAATAGATTCTACTGTCTTCTTCGATACGAAATATGCCTATCAATATGTAAATGGATTTCAGGAATTGGTTCCGGGTAATCAATGGTCAGGAACAAATACGGATTTCTTCTGGGCTGCTAATTATCAAGGAGCTACTCCAAATCTAAGATATTTCTTCATTACTAACAATAACATCGATATTTTAGCTTCCAGCTATGATCCTATATACTATTACAATAACTCCATATGGACTGCTCTTCAGCCCCTGGTAACAAGCACAAATACTCTTTGGCAGGCTCTAATACTAATTCCGTACTATGGCCGTCTTCTGGCTATTAACACCTGGGAAGGGATAACAGCATCCGGATATACAGGAGCTACTAACTTCTTCGCTCGCTGTCGTTTTAGTCAGATTGGAGATCCAACAGATCAAACGAATGGATGGCGTTCGGATGTTTTTGGGCGCGGAGGCTTTGTAGATGCTCCAACGAATGAAAGCATAGTCAGCGCAGCCTTTTTTAGAAATACTCTGATAGTCTTTTTCGAAATCTCTAATGCCATGAACAAAGTTAGGAGCGCTATTCTGT